TCCAGTATCTGGCCTATCGTCAAGCTGTAGAAGTCGTTCACTGTGAAGCCGTTAGAGAGAGCTGCAGCCAGTAGGTTTATAGTGCTTATGTCTCGCTTACGGTCTCCTCTTTTTTTTTACTACTGCTTCCCGCTATATCGCTCTGTTCAAACATATTGCTGTAGAACAGTTCGCTGTTTTCTGTGTATAGTTCTACTACCGGAAGCTCCTCTAACTCTGCCATCCAGGTATTGAAGTCCGGTAGGGTGTTGTCTGCTGTCTTTGCTAAGGTCCATACCATTTTAGCCAGGGCAACGCTGTTTACCTTGCTCAGGTCGAAGGCGTTGCCATCCAGAGCCTTTAAAAACTCGGATTTGGCTTTGAATATGTCCTCCTTAAACTCGCTTTGATAAATAAGCAAGTTCATAGCGCAAGCCTTAAGTCTTGTAGGCTTGCCGTTTATTGTTACTGTTTTCTCCATTCCTTGCTCCTATATGGAAAAAAAGGAGAGCAAAAAGCTCTCCTCTCCGTTACGGTGTCACTGTCGGTACAGCTGTAAACCACTGGTTGTAAGCTGTATCTGGTGTGCTCTCTGTTGTGGATACCTTTACGTATCCTGTATCCTTTGCAGCTGCAGCTGTAATGTCGAGTGTAGCGGTCTGTACCTCTGCGCTCTCTTCTATTGTGTTTGCGTTTACTTCTGCTCTGCCTGGCTTCACATTGTAGAAGCAGTAACGCCTTGCCTTTGCATCGCTCTGTACTTCAAACATCATAGCGAAACTTGCAGGCTGTACGTCCTTGCTCTCTGCAAGAAGCTCGTTCTGGTCCTTTATATATCCTAAGATATCAGTTGCAAACTTATCAGTGATCATAGCGATCTCAAGGGTGCCTGAGTATCCTGCGTTGGTGCTGACTGTGTAGTAGTTAGTGTCGTCAGCGTAGAAGATATTTTCGTCGCCCTCCGGGCTGAGTGATAAGTTAACAGCGCCTGGAAGTGCAAAAGGAGTGCCATAGGATATGGTTACTTCCCCTGTCTGTGCATCTGTGCTCTCTGTTATCTTTGAGATATATACGTTTCTTAAGCCAAACTGTACTTTAGCCATTTAAATTACCTCTCGTATATCGTGTATATGATTTGCGTTAGTTCTTCGTCTGCTAAAAAGGTCTCCGTCTTGTCCCAGACTATGTAATTGTCCTGAAAGAGCTGTTCTATCTGCTCCTCTATCTCCGGGTCTTTAAGGCTCGTGTAAAGGTACACTGAGTATCTCGGCCTTACCCGGTAGACTGTGTCGTCTGCCTTAAAGTTGTTCGTGTAGGCAAACTCAAAGACGATATAAGGAGGGTCTACAGCTCTTCTAAACCTCTGATAAGCTACCGGATAATTAAGTGTATCAAGTAGCGTTTTAAGTGCTTGTATTTGCATTTTCGATAGCCTCCTTTACGGCCTTTGTGAGTTCTTCCTGTGCCTTTTCGTAGGCAGGCATTACGTGGGGCTTTGCCGGAACGAAACCGCTCTTAAAGTGCAGGCCTCGTCTCTGGTGTCCCCATTCGAGTAAGTGTATGAGCTGGTAGTCGGTAGCGTTATGTACTGCTACTCTTCGCTCGAGTGTACTGTCATAAGCTTGCGTAGCTGTCCAGCCATCGTAATACTTGGTTCCCATAACGGTTTTATATACTCTTGGGAAGCTTGCATTTTCCCGAGGGCTTGTATCCTTAAGAAGCTTAACCGTGTCGTCGGCCGTTGTTGTTACGGCTTCCTTCGTGTTCTTGGTTACTTCCTCAGAATAAATGCCGAGGATCTCGCCTACAGCTTCTCCCAGCTCTTCAGGTTTAACTGCATACCGCTTCTTGTGTTTTGCTTTAGGAAACCTGTATGCCATTACTGTTGCCCTATGTGCCTCTCTGCGTATAGCTCTATTATGTCGTCTTCCCGGAGGTATGTGCGGTAGATGTTATACTTCTGCCCGTTCCACTCCAGGAGCTCCTCGCCTGCGTAGTCGCCAAAGAATACAAGCATCTTAACCGCAGGGTTAATGCCTGTAGTCCTGGCACTGAAAAACTCATTCTGGTTAATAGGCTTAGCAGTAGCAAAGACCTGTTTAGAGGTCTCTGTTACTGTCTGGTTGCCTATCTCGTCCGTGCCTATAGTCTCTGTAATTAAGTTAATTACTGTGTCCATTATGCCTCCCAGTTTGTATACCCGGTGGAGCTCCGGAGCAGGCTCTTAAAGGAAAGGTAGCTCTGCTCCAGTGCTTCATACTCTGCGGGTGCTGTTCGGCTGAAGTGCCTTTTAGCAAAGATAGTTACTGCAAGGTTTATAAGCGGGTCTGTGCTGGTGTCGACAAGCAGATCGTCCATAACTCCAGCAAGGCCTAAGTCTTTTAGTGCTGCCTGTATGAGCATTGTAAGCTCGGTGTCGTATGCGGTTGTTGTTATTCTAAGTGCTGTCTTTACCAGTTCTAACATTGCTTATTTACTCGCTTTCTTGGTTGTCTTCTTCTTTGTTGCCTTTTTAGGCTCTGCCTTTGGCTTCTCCTCTTTTGACTTTGCAAGACCGCAGGCGATCATCTGCTGTGCTGTCTTGTCATCGGTCGTGAGTGTCTGCCCGGTTGGTAGTATTACTTTCATATCAGATTACTCGCCATCATCCCCAGAAGCATCAGCGATCACGCAGAAAGCTCCGTCTCTTACAACGCCTACACCTACAAACAGCCTGCCAAGAATACCTACCATGTCAGCTGATGTAAGAGCAAGAGATGTGCTATCAATCTTAAACTCTACTTCTGGACCATTAGGCAGGTTAGCGTGTGCGCCGTCTCTGAGAGATCCTACGATAGCTCTTATTCCTGTTGGGAGCTGGTCGGTAAAGAGTACTTCGAGACCGTCGAAGATGTCTATAGCGTATCCAGCTGCAAACTGAAGAGCCTTATACTGTGCGTAAGCTGATCTTGATGTCATAACGACAACATCCCTCAGCTCGCCCTTGAGCTGTCCAAGAGCGTTGATAACGTCTGTATTAGCAATAGCTCCCTGGATTACAGCTGAATGTGGGATACCAGTTGCATCCTCATCAGCTGACAGCACGATGTCGTTCAGTAATGCATTTATGATCGCAGCAATAATTCTGTCTGTGACCTCTGCATAGATATACTGAAGGAATGCTTCTCCGGTGAGGCTCAGTGCCTCGTCGCTTACTTTTACGTATTTTTTGAAGTAAACAGGCTGAAGCTCTACGATACCAAGCTGAAGATTTTCTTCTGAAATAGGATCTGTTCCTTCTGTATGTGCTATAGCTATAGGAGCATTGACCTCATACTGGATCTTGTAGTTTCCTTTAAGGAATGTCTTTGGTACTCTTCTCCAGATCTCATTGCTTTCCCATGCTTCTTTGACAAAGCCAGCAACAACGTCTGGAACAGCTACTGTGCCGTTTTGTACGTTCTCTGTAAGAAGTGAACGGAGCTCTTTGTCGTCGCCTGTCTTGATTGCTTCTGCGTATGCGTTAATGTACTCTGGTGAGTTTCTTGTAATTGTGTTTTCCATATCTGGTTTTGCCTCTCTGTTTTCGTGTTCTTCTGTTACTTCAGCAGCAGCAAGTACTTTTGCCTCTGCCTGTTTTCTTTCCTCTACGAGTGCTGCTCTCTTTTCGTTAAGCTCTTTGGCTTCAGCAGTAAGCTTTTCTACTTCTGCCTGGTCGTCCATAGCTGCTATGTCGAGGGAGCGGATCTCTTCGAGTCTCTGGTCTATGTCTCTTATTTTTTCGTCCATAGTTTTTACCTTTCCAGCTGAAGCTGTAGCCTCAGCTTTGCTTTTGCAAGCTCTAACTGTCTCTTTGCCTCTTTTTCTCTCTCCAGAGTTGCTCTGGCGCTCTCCAGCGCTTCGTTGTCAAGGCTTCTCTGTACGTTAATGCTTGTGTCTTCGTAGGCTGGGAAAGTTACGGCCGAGATCTCGTACACCTTGGAGATGCTTGTTATAGTTCTCGTTGGCTTATCGGTATCAAGGTCGGTCCATTCCTCGCCGTCTATAATGAACATAAAGCTCATGCCGGATATATCTCCTCTCTCTATTGCGCTGTAGAGAGCTCTCGCTTCGGCATTGTTCTCTATGTCAATATCTGCCCTGAAGTCCATACCTTCCACTACAGGTATTAACTGCATTGTGCTGTTTTCGTTGTTTCGTCTGGATCTTGCAAGAGGTATCCTGCTTGTATCGTGGTTTATTAGGAGCCTAACGTCTCTCAGGTCCGTGTGATCTAAGGCGCCTGGTGCGATTTGCTCATAAAAATAGCCTATGTCTGTAAGCGAGTTATAGACTATAGGCCTTCCGGTTATTCTTCCCTTTGTTTCTACCTCTTCGGTGTTCATGTCAAAGTTAAGCGTTCTCGTTATCTTCTGTTCCATTCTCTGTGCCTCCGTTTATCTTGTCTCCTACGGTGTAATACTCGCCTCTGATGAAGTAGACGTCTCCGTCTTCTATCGGTGAGAGATTCAGAATCTCCCTTGCCTCGTTTATGCTTAAGATTCCTCTGTCGAGTAAGTCCTTGCTGAGTTCGAGCCTCTGGTTAGCGCTCATGTACTGCAGTCTGTTAGCCAAGAGCAGTACCTCGTTGCCGTAACTGCGTTCCTTGTAGCTGAAGATCAGGTTCCGGAGGACCTCTCCGGCCTGTATCGAGATCCACTCTATGCAGCCATTAAAAAAGGCGTCCAGTTCGTCGCTGGTCGCCTTGTTTTGTATGACGTTGGAGTTAACTCCGTAGAAGTCGTAAACATTGTCTTTGATTAGCTTCTGCTGTTCTGCATCTATGCTGTACGGCTTGTTCTCTATTTGCTTTATGTCGTCGTAGTCTCTCGGGAAGAGAAGCACGCCTCCGTTCTCCTTCGAGCTCTGCAGGTTCTGCTCAGTGAAGCGCTGCCTTTCCTTCTTCAGGTCGTCAGTCTTCAGAACACTTAAGCTCTTAGCGTAGAAGCGGTACGTAGCTCCGTTCTTCACGTTCTCAGCTACAGCCTGCCTCTGGAGATCTATAAGCTTCATGGTCTCATCCAGTCCGCTCTTGTCGTCTCCGAAGTACTTGCTGTTGTACTGGTACCTTGTGAGTATGCCTACTTCGTTTATCGGTACGGCTCCCTTGTTTTCGCTCTTCCTGTAGCCCTTGCCTTCGTCGAAGTACATTACCAGCCAGGGCTTGCCCTCGAGCTCTTTAACTTCCCAGTGCTCAGGGATCGTAGGATAGTAGCCTATGATCTTAAAGTCGTTGTCATAGACAGGCACTATAAAGCAGGTGTTATTGATATAAAGGGTAGTCGCCATCTTGTACAGGAATTGTGAGTCTGTCATAAAAGGGCAGATACCCTTCTTAAGCCTGTTTACCAAGTCACTGTTTGCAGAGCCTCTGTATTCTATCTTCAGCTTTGCTACGTGCCTTGCTATAGTGTCTATGCTTGCCCTTACAAGCTCGTTTTCATAAAGCGCTCCGTTCCAGGTCTTAAAAGCAGGCCTGTAAGCAGTGAATACTCCAAACTCTGAGCGGAGCTTTTCAAGAGCTTTAGCGTTCTCTCGTCTTTTAAACAGATTGTCAAAAAGTCCCATTAATTAGTCCTCGTTTTTGAATTGCGGTTCATACTCCAAGTAGTACTTGTTTCTCATTGTCATTGCACAGAGCAGTGCAGCTGTGCCGTCTATGTGTAGCTTCGGGTTCAGTTTTACCAGTCGCCCTCTGCCTCGTTCCTCGCTTATCTTGATAGCGGAGTTTAAGAGGTGCATCTTTAGGAGGTTGTTGTCGCCTATATTTATTCGGCCGTCCTTTATGAGGCCCTCAAGCTCAAGCATTATCGGGTACAGGTTGTCGCCCTGGTAAACGTCCTCGCACTGGTAAACCTGGCTAAGTTGCTTTACCAGGTACTGTGCACTGTAGCGGTCGTACCCTATGAAGAGCGGGTATATGTCGTACTTCAGTCTTAGATCCATTACCCAGTTAAAGACGTCCTCGTAGTCGATATAGTTCTCGCCGGAGGTGTCCATTATTCCCTGAGCTATGTACTTGTCGTAAGGCACCTGATCTCTCAGTATTGCCTCTTCTATCCTTGCACTCGGTAGCCAGAAGTGGCTTATTATGTTTATCTTGCCTTTGTCTTCTACCACAACGCAGGCACTCGTTAAGTCCGTTGTCTGCGAGAGGTCTATGCCTACTACGCAGTACTTGTCTTTAAAGTCCTCGAGCTTCAGGTGGTGGCCTTCTGTCTTCTTAATGTCTGCCGTAGAGATCCAGGCAGTACTTGCGTTTTGCTTGACGTTTGCTACCTTAACAAGAAACTCATTCTTTGCCTGAGGATCTCCCTCGGCTTTTTGTATCTCCTCCAGTATGGTCTTTACCGGAATACTCACTCCTAAGTTAGGGTTTGCCTTCTTAAGCTCGTTTATGTCGTTCCATTTGCTCAGGTCCTCTATCTGGTAGATAAAGGGCAGGAAGGCTGTTTCTTCAGAGCCTCCCATCAGGAGCCTTGTGGATCTCGTATATAGCGTGTCGTATACTCCGTCGTTTACTCTGTTCGCCGTGCTTATCGCAATGGTGAGCGGTTCCTTCCTGGAAAGCGTTCCACTCGTTAGTGTGCTGTACAGGTTCAGGCCTTGCGTTCCTCTCCAGGCTGCATATTCATCGCAGACATTGAGGGAAGAGTTAAGCCCGTCGGCGGTAGCATAATTCGAGGTTAGCATCTTTGCGGAGCTGTTGGTGCTTGGTAGGTACACGTCGCTCCTGCGCTTCATTATCAGTCTACGGAGCTCCGGTTCTTTAAGTATTGTCTGGTAAAAGGCACTGTAGCAGAGTTCCGCCTGTTCTTTCTTGGTAGCCGTGAAGTAGATCTCTTTTCCGTAGTCGTCGTCGCAGTACAGGATGTAGTCCGCTATGCCGGATATAAGTAAAGTCTTGCCGGATTTCCTACCCGTACTCAGTACGATCTCTTTAAACTGTCTCAGATCCTCGCCATTTACCAAGCCAAATACACAGCTCAGGAAAGCCTTCTGCCAGAGCTCCAGCTTTAATAGTCCGGTCTTGCCTTTGCTATGATGTACAAAGCTCTCCATAAACCGGATAGGCCTGATTGCCTTCTTATGGTTGTAGTAAAAGCTGTGGTCCTGTAGTCCATCCAGTACATACTCATAAGCGAGCTTTATTAGCTTGCCTACGTTCTCTGAACCGTCACTGATTGCCTGGTAGTACTGCAGTATGTAGTTGTTATCCTTCATTCAGGAAGGCCTCCAGCTTTGACTGCTCTACTTCCTCCGGTACTTCCTTAAGCAGTGTCTTAACACAGCTTACATAAGTCTTCAGGTATCCCTGGTAAAGGATTGCCCTTGCTGATACCTTTGTCCCGTGTGCTCCTTCTTCTATTCGTCCGTATTCTTTTAGCTCTTCCTCGAGTTCTCCCATCTCAGCCTTTAGATAAGCCATCTTTTCAAGGGCTTCGTCTACAAGTCTGCGCTTCTTATCCGGAAGTCCGGTAAAAAGCTTGTTAAGTTCCTCGAAGTACTGAGCTTGTCTGTCTTTCTTTCCCATTGCTTGCTCCTAAAATGGTCTGAAAAAATTAATCTCAGTTCTTTCTTTCTTCCTGCGCCGGTCTTTCTGGGGTCGGTTGAGGCCTCGGTTTATGGGGGCTAAACCGAGAGTTTACTGCTGGTAAACATAGTTTACCGCCGGTTTACTCCTGGTAAACGACGTTGCCCCACTCGTCGAGCTCGTACCGGTCGCTACCCTTCCACTTTCTGTGCACGTCTGCGTGGCAGTCCCTGCAGAGCAGCTGCAGATTATCTAAACCTAAGCTAATCCTCGGGTCGTTTATGTTCTCCGGCGTTAGCTCAATCTTATGATGCACAGTGTTTCCGGTCTTAATAATTCCTTTTGCAAGGCACCTCTCGCAAAGTCCGTGCCTCTTCTGTATTACAAGGTCTCTGGTCTTCTGCCATTCCTTGCTGTGGTAGAAGTCATAGCTAAACTCCTTAGCCATCAGTCTTCCTCTATGATCGTCACCAGCGGAACATATGCGTAGTAGTTCGAGCCTCTGGATCTCGCCCTTACATCCACTGACTGGTTAGCGTTTATCTGTACTCCGGTCATGGTTATGTTTTGTACATGGTTAGACCATGAGCCCGTCTGCGCCGAACCATGAGCTGTACCGCCTATATATAGCTGGCTTCCCCAGGTACCGCTCGTGCTGGTTCTCACTGTGGACCACATAACGGTATAAGTCCCGCTCTTTGTGCAGGTGAAGCTGTTCAGTGACGTATAGGATGTGCTTGTTGTCCTGGTCGTGCTCTCGTGAGCTTGTGCGTTCTTGGAGCTTCCTCCGCCTCCGGAGTTGGTTCCTGCGGTCCTTACTCCTGAAGCAGTGTAAAAGTATTTCCCGGATGCTACATCCGCAGCAGCTGCCGTGGTGTCTGTAACATCCGTAAAGGTCGCTGTGCCTCCGCCTGTCTTAGGTAGCTGTACTGCTGGCACATTACTATAGCTTGCTCCTAATAGTGTTATGTTCTGTGCCATTAGATCCTCCCTTAAGATATGCTTAGTATTTTAGTGGTGCTGTCCTGTGATATGCTTGGCATTTGCAGAGATCCGGACACGCCGAGTACTGTCTTGCCCTGCAAGAGGTTTGCGCTTGTAAGGTCGCTGATCGCAGCGCTCGCAAGTGATACTGTGCCTCCGGACGTATATCCTGCAGGTATTGTCACAGTGCCTGCCTTCGTGCTTATGGTTCCGCTCGTGCTTCCGTTGTTAGCCATAGATCCGGAGATCGCTCCGGAAGCATTGTATGCGGTCTTGCCCGTGAGAAGGTTTGCTCCTGTTGCATCCGCATCGGCTGTGTCGAAAAACTTAGCTGTTCCGCCTCCGCTCTTTGGTATGTCTACCTCTGGAACGTTGCTATAGGTTACTCCGTTAATTACTACATTCTGTGCCATAATACATACTCCTTAGCTTACTGTTATGGTACTGCCGTTATAAGTTATGAGCCCGTACTGCTGAGGTACAGGCTCTATGGTTATGTCCTGTGAAGCCATCAGGTGGTTTACAGGTATTGTCTGTGCCTGTGCTGAAGGTGTGAAGCTGTAAGGTCCTTCGTAGTACTCCACTCGCTCGCCCTGGACTATTTCAGTCTCAAGGCCTACCTGATACTCTTCGTTCTCCGGCATCAGCTGTACCGGAAGTATCAGGCTTTGCTCCTCCAGAGCCATAGGCACTATAATTGCGTCCTGGATCATTAGATCACCTCGTTTTTAAGGTTCCTTGCGCTTGTGGTCCTCACTATCTGAGAAGCAGCTCTCTTTGTTGTCGTGCCTTCCTGATAAGTCCAGTTGATCTGTACTAAAAGCTCGCCTGCTGGAAGCTTCAGGGTCTCCTCCTGTGTTAAGAAGATTTCTACTACGTTGCCGTCTATGTACAGATCTGAGCCTGTCTTTTCTATGATCTTGTTGTACTTGCCGTCTGCGAAGGTAACATAAACATCGTTAGCTTCGGCCAGGTCTATAGTTGTATCCTGTAATATCAGTCTGTAGGTTGGTGTCGTGCCTCTGCTTACCATTGGTGCCTCCGTGTAAAAAATTGCTCGCACTAAAAAAGCACAGCTGTTAACTGCGCTTAGTTAGTGTTTTAAGGAGCAAGTAAGGTTTATCGTGCTTTAACTCTATCGTTTTGCACGGTATCACTTTAGCACACACAAAAGTATCATTTCGTATCCAAATTAAATGCCCTTATCTTTCCTCCAGTCCTCTGCTAAATAGTTGATTGCCTGAGCGTGTAGCTTCTTCGGGTGGTTCTCACTGTAGATCATCTCCTTGCATATCTTGTCCCAGCTCTTAAGCTCCACATATCTCTTAAGCAGTACTTCCTTGTGTCTCGGCGTTAGATCTGAGACGAGTATATATGTCTCTATGTCGTCCCTCTGGTTCTCCAGATCTACAAGCTTGTCCATCAGCTTTGCCGTTTTTTCCTGTATCGTTATTGCTATGTTTCCGGTAGGATCTCCGGGAAGGTTACTCCGTCCTCCATCCGTGAGAGGTTTAACAATGCTGTCTCTTAGGTATTTCAGTCTCCGGATCTCGTTTTGATAATGCTCTATCTGTACGTTTATGTCCCAGGCTTTGCGTAAGTACGCCTTTACCTGTCCTATATCATACTGATATTGTCTCATTACTCCGCCTCCAATTTGGTTATAGTTATCTCCGTCCTCGGATGCTCCTTATCGTAAAGTACCTTGCTCCCGTCCATCCCTGCGACGATATTAAAGTTGTCGTCCTCCAGTATGCCGTGCTTTACCAGTATGTCGCACAGTGCCTCGTGGAGGTTTGGAAGGTCTACCCTTCGCCTGTCGCCTCGGTAGTATATAGCCTGTATGTTTACAGGGTAGCTAATCGGTAGGCCTGCAGTATCCGCAATTTTTGGGGTCGTTATTATGTCACTTAAAATGTTTGATATTTTCGTCTTTGTTGTTGTTATATTGAGGTATTCTTTGCAGGACCTCTCGTACTTCTTGTAAGCCTCGCTCTGAGACACAAAAGGACGTTTAGTCCTGGCATTAATGTAGATCTGCTGGCTGTTCTTCTTAGTTATCGGCTGTAAAGGGATACAGGCTTTATATACTACTTCTTGCACCTTACTTGTTACCTCCCTAATCTTAAGTTCCACTGGAGGCTTGCTACCTCCGGAGTGTCTGCCTTGTTGTTGTATATCTGTGCTCCGCACCTGGTACAGCGCACATAGTACTTGTTTATGTAGCTCTGGATCTCTGCCTCGCCGTTGCAGAACGGGCACCTCCTGAGCTCTCCGTCTTTGAGTGCAGCCGGTTCTATAGTCAGCTCGTTAAATAGTTGTGTTAGTCTCATTTGCGCGCTTCCTTTCGTTCTCTTCTATCTCCATCCTTGCTCCACAATTAGGACAGTATTTGTATGTACCATCCATGCACTCTAATATGTTTCCGTATGCTTTATGAGAACATTCGGAGCATTTATATACGCATTCTTCCCATATCCACTTTCCGTGTCTTACCGGCTCTGCTTCTATGGTCGGAGTTTCTCTCACATCGTCTCTCGCTAACAGAAAACCCCATGCCACTCCGTCGGAATAGTCGCTCTCATTACAGTAATAAAAGCCGTGGTTCACTAATACATCCTCTAAAGCATCTGCATCTATAAGCCTCATATATCCTCCTTAAAAGGGCAGTTCGTCCTCTTCCTGTACAGGCCTTGCATCCGGTATCTCCTTCGTGAAGAGATCCTGCGCCGGCTGTGGCTTTGGTTGTTGCTCTGGTCTCCTGTAGCTCTGTGCATATGGGCTGTTGTTTACTACTGGCTCCGGTTCTACAATCTCGTTCACCTGGAAGAAGTTGTAATACTT